GTCCATTCTTCCCGAAGTACTTGAGTAAGTTCTTCCATCTCTCTTCTGAGATGTGACTCAAGTTGCTGAGCTTTTTGTTCATTAAATGTCCATCCATGTATTTCTTGTTCAGTTAGTATTTCTGCGACTCGGTGCTCTAGCCGACACGAGTCAGATAAGGGCGGAAGTGTTCGCATAATTTGGTGGTAACTTTAACGTCTTGGACCATGTAGTCCTGCATATCTTGACTCCACTCTTGCCAGTCTGAAGTTTTACCAAAGTCTCCTTTGTATTCTCCTAATCTGTAGCCATAAGCTTCAAGTGAATGTCGTCCATATAATTGCTGGTGCATATGTCGCCATTTCCTTTTCTTATCTATTTCCATTAAATTTGGATGAAATAGGCGAGAAAGGACAAGAGTATCAATGCATTCAGCACTAGTAGAAAACTCAGTGCTAAGCTTCCGTAAAACAGGAAGGTCATACCCAATAATATTGTGCCCAGCGAGAGTATCAGCTTCCATAAGTTGATTGATACCATCCCTGATACTGGGCGTCTGGTCATCTTGATCGTTATATACGTAGCTTTTTTCCTCTTTGGTATCGAAAGTGGAAATGCAATGTATTTGTGAAACGTCATATAATAGTCCGTTTGTTTCTATATCGAATACCAGCATTATTTTTTAGTGGTATATGTTTTATCCCTAAACTTTGCTTTTTTCTTTGCTTGTTTTGTGGGTGGGTTTGGTTTCTTCAGCTCAGAAGTCTGTGCTGGGATTGAAAATTGGCTCTGTAGTTTCATCGTATTTACATGTTTCTTTGTTGTATTTCAATTGACATGCGACACCTACTTCACCTGAGTATCTATTCTTTAAAACACGTAGTATTGTCTGGTCTACTGCTTCAGTTTGTTGGTTTCTTTCGAGTCCCCAAACTTCATCTGCTAGTTGACTAATGGCTGCGCTACCTCTCAGTTGTCCAAGAGTTACGCGTGCTCCTTCTTCGTGATTCTTATCTGTTTGTGTTCTACGTAGATGAGATACCAGAAACAGTTTTATTCCAGTCTTTTCAACTAAACTTCTTAGCTTAGTCATAGTGGTGTCGATCATCTTTCGCTCGTCTCCGTCTAATCCAGAGATCAATATACTTAGATGGTCCAGAAATATGGTTTTCGTTTCGAGCGCGAGTGCCATATATTCAATGCGACTGTAGATAGTATCAGGATCAGCACTGCCGAAGTGGTCATACAGGAAGAGATTCCAGTTTTTGAGCGTGTAGTCATATGCTTCTTGTAATGTTTCCTTGGTATGTTCTCCAAGATGTAATGCTTTACCAGTAGCTACAGACATCAAGCCTAAAGCTGTTCTTCTATTTGATTCCTCCAGAGCGATATATCCTACTCGTTCATCTAAGTCTAAAAAGTGAGTCGCTAATTGGCGTGTCAGGGTACTTTTACCTTGACCTGTGCCTGCACTTATTACCGTAAGCTCTCCGTATCTGCATCCATGAGTCATACGTTGCAATCCTGCAAATGGATACTCAAAGTCGCATGGAGGACTAGGGTTAGTGACTAATTCCAGAAGCGATTTACCTTCGACGATACCATCTGGTTGATACGGCGTAGCATTCCAAATGGCTTTTCTAATCGCCTCTGCATCTCCAGCCATAAGAGCATCAGAAGCATCCTTGTATTTATCTGGAAGATGGGCAATTTCAACTTTCCCACTTGGTAAGATAGCAGCCACTTCCTCTGTCGCTTTTTTGCCGGGTTCGTCATTATCGAAAAACAGAATAATTTTTTTAAAACCCTGTAAAAACTGAAGTTGTTTCTGTATATCTTTTTTGGCTGACGCTGCACCATGAGGTAGTGAGACATGTGCCCATCCTTCATAGGCTTCCCAGCCTGAGAGGGCATCAAGTTCGCCTTCGTAAATATGAATAGTACTATCAGAAGGGTAAACATGTTGACCAAATAAAGTGTCAGTAGTTGTACCTTCGTACTTAAACTCTTTTAACTTGCTTTTGGTTTTGAATCCTCGAAGTGTTTTATCGCTGCTGAAATAAGGGAAGCGGAGAAGTTCTCCGTCTCTATACACTTTGTATCTTTCGCAAGTTGATTCGCTGATTCTTCGTTTTTGCAGCCTTTGGGCTGATCCTTTGAATTGGACATTGGTGGGCATTTGATGATTGTGGTTTTCTGTCGTGTAGTTTTGACAGCTGAAACAATATGTACTTCCGTCGTCGTATATTGCTTTAGCGTCAGAAGAGCCACATGATTCACATGGCTCGTGTCTTAAAAATTCTGCTGTCATTTCAACCAATCAACTGGTATACAATGAGCAGCGCACCATAATATTCCATATCTTTCACACCACTTCGCATAGGTTGTTTTGCTCTTCTTTGAAATCCTTTTATATGGATCCTGAAAGACCATGCGAAGGTCAATTGTTGGGTTATCTTTTATGACTTGTCTTATCTTTCGCCTAGATGGTGGATCCCAATATCCTTTAACCTCTAGTATTACTCCGTTATTTGGTAAAACAAAATCAGGAGTATAGCTGTGTTGAATAGTGTAAGGGTAGGACGCTTCCTCATATTCGTAGTCAACGCCCAACGTTACTAATAGATCAGCTACTTTCTCTTCAAGTCCTGATCGGAATGCCATTAGAAGTCGTCTTCTACTGAACTTGGTGTTGTGTCAGTAGGTATTACATTAGGTTCTTGTGTCTTAAATCCATTAGTGCTACCAAACAACTCAGCAGCTCCTTGTTCATCAAGATCACCTATATCTACACCCACCTCAGATTGAACACTAACTATCTGTACTCCAGACAACTTAAGTGTTGTTCCATAGGTTATACCATCTCTAAGTATGTATGGCTTTTGAGTAAATCCAAGCTTAACCTTACTGCCTGCATATACTGGTGTAGTTTCATCCTTGATTGGTGTACCTTCAGTATCAACAACTGGAGGTCTTTTCTCTTCTCCCCAAGAAAACTTGATGAGATATTTACCGTCACTTACTTCTTCCCATGGGGTAGGTTTAAGTGTGGATCTCTTTGGATTCTTTAGCTTTGACTCAGCCCATTTAAGGCAGTCGTCTCGCTCAGTCTCTAGTTGAGAGATTAAATCATCTCCAACTATCGCTTTTAATGAATAGCCAAACTTACTTGGCTTTAACACAGCCTGATATCCTTCTAGGGTTACAGGCTCGGGTGTTACGTGTATGTTTCTCATTAACAGAAAAAATATTGTGAATCAATTACGGCTTCTGGTTGTAAGTCGCCAATAATCGGTGGTTGTTCTTCAGCTCCTATTGCTAGGGCGAAGTCGGTTAGTGGTTCATGCTCTGCAAACAGAGTCATATAAGTTTTACGTACCAAAGTGGACAGTTTACACATATCAGTAGCTCTACATAGGACTGAATCATGTATCAATGCAATAGGTGCATCAAATTTATTTACAGCCATGTGTAAGAGACTTGCATCTAGTGAATGTATCAAGTTAGGAGCAGTAGCATTCTTATGATGCTTTAGGTCAACACCTGTTTCTGCACCTGATACATATACTTCACATCTACCCATTAACTGGGTTCTTATAACTGTCGACTTAGTTTTCATTAGTCTTTGCTTAACGTTGAAACCAGATGGTGTTGTCCACCTAATCTCATCAGCTCCAGCTTTTATTGCTCGAGCTATCTCCGTCTCTATCCATTTCATTACGCGCATCGCTCCCGGAACGACAACTTCCATTGCCTGCCTAACAGCAGATACACATAAAGTAAGTTCTTCTTTATCTACGTCTACACCTTTCTCTTTGAAGGCATCTCTAATGTAGGAACGGTTAGAGAAAGGTTTAGCGTTATATGGAATAGTCATCACACAACGCTTAGTAACCTTTCTATCCCAGTGGGGTTTTAGCCGATCAGGGATTGCCTCCACGCTCCTTGAAGCGATGGTTGCATAGGCGTCTTGGGGCTTTTCGCTCCCAATAACATTTACCATGCGAGCAGTGGAGGCGTCCTTGGCGAGACCAGCGAGAATCTGGAGACCACTACATGTAGCGTCTACTGCTACTGGCAATTGAGTCTCATCCCTGTGTTCGTAATGCAATTCGTACCACTCAACACAGGCAGCTAAGAACATCCATGGTTCGTCTGCATTTTCCCAGTCAGCGATGTTAGCGATTGGGTCAGACCATACACGATGTACCAGCTCTCTGTTTTCTCCCTTCTCTATCCAGTCCAACCTCTCTTGCATAGTTGCTTTATCTAAACCATACGTTGTAGCAAGTTGGAACTTTATCCAATCCATACCCTTCTTAGTTATCTTTGCACCATTACTAAACAAGATTAAACTCTTTCCAAAGTCAGTGTCTTGTGGTGTCAATAGGTTTGGTATTGGATATGCTCTACCTCTGTAGTCGAAACTCCAAGGGATAAAATATTCTTTACCTTCAAACTCTCGTACAACTTCCATTGTCATACGAGTACGGCAGGACTTACGTACTTCGGCAGCCTGCAAGTTTCTAGCTATAGTTGCTTCTTTTTTCCAACTCTTCCACACGTCCTTACTCGCATCCTCAGGAGGCTTGGGAGGTATTTCATGTTGGATAACAGGTCTAAATTTACCTACGCTAACTCCTCTCTCTTCCAATTCCTTCGCTACCTTTACTATAAAAGGGTTTAGCTTATAAGAAACCTTCTGAATTTTGTTAATAAACTCGTAGGGAATTTCTCCCTGTATAAGCCCGTCATTGCTCCTTCTGATTAATTGATGGCAACGTGTTAAATCGTTTAGGTAGTAACCACCATCTTGGAGAGCGTGCCAATTACGAGGAGGGATACGCATAGGCTTAGCAAGTGGACTGAATAATTCAGCCATTCGCATGATTTCGGCATGTTGTTTAATTAATAATTCGGTGGGGATAAGTACAGCTATTGTTTTTCTACCTTTACGTATTAAGTCTCTTTGGAACCAGCCAGATACCTCCATAAGGCAATCCATAAGAAAGGTTCCGACCTTGACCTTGGTAGTTTTGTCCCAACGAATCCAAGGTGTTATGTTTTGTTTGTGCATAAGTGTTTGTATGCACTTACGCTTGTATTCTGTTCCTTTGGCTTGATGCCAGTAATTCTTCTTAAGTGTAGCTAGTAAAGCTGGAGCTTCCTGCTCGTAGTATTCCATCTGAGCTTCAGCTTCTAAAGCAGTACCAATAGCCATAGCTATGGTTGTTATGTAATGTTGCTTTTGTCTCGGCGAAAATACATGGTCAAAAACGACCTTGCAAGTAAGTAAAGCTTGTATGGATGTGTCGGCTGGGAAGACATGCTTGTGAAGAAGCACATTATCTTTAGCACCTATTGTTTTATATCTTTCTTTTTTACTATCAATGAATGCAATTAGATCAGGCAATATGGAATTAACACAAGCTGAGCCATAAACAGTTGCAGACGCATAAGTCTTTTCTTCTAACTTTTCTGTGTTAGATCTTAATTTATGTAGTCCACCACTTATTTGTTTACGCTCGTATTCCTGCTGATCATCTATCTGTTTTTCGGTTAGCATGCTCGGTAGATAATTTAGCGGATTTCTGTACATACTCGTACAGTTATATAATTAAGTAAGGGTCTAGCTTTTAAACTAAACCCTGTCCACTAAGTACTAGAATC